AGATGTATTACAAAATTTGAAAGTAGATAAAGATACAAAGAACGAGGTAAAATTGCAATTAGCTAAATAGGGCATAGAAACAGCTATGGATTTGATAAAAGAATTAGAAAATTCACGTAAGTTAGAGTTCAAGATATAATAAAATAAATAACCCCCGTTCGGGGGTTATTTTTATCTGAATTGTCCCAAGAAAACTCCAGCCTCTACTTAGGCTGGTGATGAATTGGGACGGTTTTAAGCATTTAAATTCACTTCTTTTTCTGTTATTATCCAACTTTTTCTTGCCTCAATTCTAATACAATTACTTAATTTTGGCGTTTTCATTCCTTTTGGTGCATTCTCAAAACTTATTTTGTTTCCTTCTATATCCATCAATATACAAAATCCACTACTCATTCTACCCTTAATAAAATATTCTTTTCCTAAATATTTAACCTTATCAAATTTTCTAAATCCCATTATCTTTTTAGTAGGTATTTTCTGTTCTGACCTTATACCTTTTGTCTTTTGATAATCTCTATATGATACACATTTTTTTAGTAGTATATTATTTGTTTTAAAACTTACTTTCTTTCCTTGACTTGCTATGACAACTGCGTCAATATAATGTTCTTTTGGTAGATTTAATAATTGTCTATTTTCTTTTGTTATAAATCCAAATGTTTCTTCACATTCTAATAGTTTCAATAACTGACATCTTATACTATTCATTTGAGTAGCGTGTTTTAATTGTGTTTTGATTTTACCTTTTTTCTTTAACTCAATCTTGCCTTCGTGTAATTTATCGTGGCAAGTTTTACATAATGTTATCAAATTACTTTCTTCATCAGAACCATTTTCACTTCTAAAAATGATATGATGTACTTCTAATTTACTATCTTTAGTTTTTCCTTTACAATGTTGACAAGTATAATTATCTCTTGAAAGAACATAAGCTTTAGTATTTGCAAAGCCATAATTAATCCCTCTTTGATAACCCCATTTTCTATATTTTTCATTATATAATTTAGGATTTTTCATTAAATGAGGGTCAAAAGTAGCTGTTTCTAAAGCTATATTTTTAATTGGTAAAATAGATTTTACAAAGTCTATTTCTTTCAAATGAGAATTAATTTTACTTATCATCGTTGGAGAAAATCTATCTTTTTTAATACTATTTTTTCTATTTAACCATCTAGCTTTTCTGTATCTTGTTTTTCTGTTTCTTCTACTTCTTCTATATTTTGCACGTTGTGTCATTTTGTCTGATATATCGTTTCTTATTTCTATTTCAGATAAGTATATTACTTCTGATTTTTCATTGACAACAGAAGAACCTATTTTTCCACTACCTGTATCAATACCAAGTGTTAAATCTTGAGTATAGTTAGTAGTTTCATAAGTTAATTTAATTGTAAATGGCGTTTTTCTTTTAACTTTAGCTTTTCCTGCTTTAAGTAATAATCTTGCTATTACATTAGTACAAGGCATTAAAGGCTTATTGTCAATATTAATTACATATACCATTTTAAACAGCCCTTTCTGTTAAATACTCTACCAAAAGAGGTAGGTAATGGCTATTATATTGCTATTACCACAATATTTTTCGCTCTTGATTTAGACAAAGATAAATAAGCTTTTTACATCTATAACACAAGGCTTTTCTTATTCTAACCTAACTTAATCATAGACAACAGAGCAACAGTCTAATCCAGCAACCGTAGGTGTTATCACTTATCTATCGTAGCTTATATTTCTATAAACTTAGTCTGGGTGAATTATTTAATAGAAGCCTCCACTTCTATTTAAGTGGAGGTAATTCACTCAATTACTATTTCGTCTATCTTTTCTCTTTTCTTACTCTAAACATCAACAGTCAAAATACCATCTTCTAACTTAGCTTTAATACTATCTTTATCCAAATTGGATATAAGATATTTTCTCCTGAATGATTTTGTACTAAATTCTTCAACACAATTCTAAGTCTCATCTTTCTTTTCGGTTTCATAATTACCTTCAATTAATAATACGCTATCTTCCAATACTTTAATTTTAATATCTTCTTTCTTAAATCCAGGAACTTCCACTTTAAGTTGATACATCATATTTCCATTGTCGTCTTTCTTTTTGTAAATATTACTTCTTGGATACTCAAACCTTAAAAAATCAATTCTGTTATCTGTTAGCCTACCTAATTCTCGTTCTCTTATTCCAAAAAAATCATCCAAAAAACTGTCAAAAAAACTAAACAAATCTGAGGTATTTCTTTTTGCCAACTTACCCATTTAAAATCACTCCTTTGATTTTATTTTTAGTTTAGATCTCTATATCTAAACCGATATAATTTAATTAAAATTTTTAATTACGTTAACATATTTGTTACATAAATCAAGTTAATGATAACTGGTATTTATACGCATAATCTAATATATCGCTTTTTTCATAATCATTATATACAGATATAAAATTTTTCAAATCTTGTCCGTATATATCTATATTAGTTTCTATACTATTAATTATTTTATCTCGTATTCTATCTAGCATATCAAAATCTTGTTCTAACATTGCATATTTAATCTACTTTTTTTGAGTAACATAAATTTCGAGTTTATCTTTGGGAATTGGTAATATTTTTTCCGTTTGTTTATAGTTTATATATTCTCCTAATATTCTGTCTAAATTATGCATTTCTTTCATAATACGTAATGTTAATTTTTCTTTTGGAATAACTTTTAATTCTACTATTCGTTTATATATATATTCTAAATACCGTGGATTTATTAAGTGTTTATATGTTTTAATTTTATCAGACAAGCCTTTAAAAAAATCTGTTGTATATATAACCTAATCTTCTATTTCACTCTAAAATATATTTTCAATAGCATTTGTATCATATTTCGAAACCATTGTTAAGTATTTCCATATTGACCAAAATACTATATCATATTTAGCACCAGATTCAGTTGTATACTCTAACGTAACTACATCATTAAATGACTTAGGATATTTAAATATACTTTCAAGAGACGGAATAAATATACCACGAATGTCTAAATCAGAACCTTCTATTGCAGTATTATATAATGTTGATCCATAATAACCACAATATACTATTTTTGCGTCATAATTATTATTGCTTACAAATTGTCGTGAAATGATACTCAATATAATAAGTTCAATATTCGTCTAATTATAATAAAAATCGTCATTTAACCTTTGTGAAAACAGTGTTTTTGTAATATTCACTATTATCATCATCCTCATCATGTATTATATCACCAATTCTACCTGTATCTATAAACATCATTTTATCAAAATCTATCTTAAATATTACAGACTTATATGCCTTACCATGTCTGTTTTTTGCAATAAACAATGAAACTAATCCATCATTAAAATTTTCTTCGGATCCATTTAATATAATTACCGCATCTGATACATGAGCTTTACCACCAGATTCATTAATATCTTCTAAATCAATCTTATCCTTTTTATATGATGACTTAACTACTTGTGTTGGTGAAATTACAATCGCATTTCTTTCTTGTGCCAATTGCTTTAAGTCAGATGCTATTCTGGATAATCGTATTCGTTCTTCTTGTGTTTTCTGAGACTATCTCATTAGATCAAGATAATCAATTATAATAACATCTGGCTACCTAAATCCTGAATTCATTCGTATTTGAATATATGTATCAATCATTTCTTTAGTTAATGTTTGAGATGGTACCGATTCTATGTCTAATATACCATCATTAGAATTAAAAAATTCTTTCAGTCTTATATCCTACTAACTATCCTTTAAATTGTTAATTGATGTTTTTGTTATACACTAAATAAGCCTATCCATAGTTTCTTCCGCTGTATTTTCTAATGTAAATAACATTACAGACTTACCTTGTTCTAAAAAGTTTTTTACTAAATTAACACTAAATACACTCTTACCTGCTCCAGTTTTACCAGCAATAAGATATAATCTGGATTTTTGCATACCCCCAAACCATATTACCTCATCTAATGTCTTAAACCCCGTTAATATTTTCTCGTGAATAGTATGTTTTAATTGTTGATTACGTTGTTCAATAACATCATCTACTGTTTCTTTTGATAATATCTAAGTATTATTCTTTGAGGTTAATGTCTATAATTTACCTAAATATGAGAGCATTGCATCATTCATTTTTCTAGAAATACCACCCATGTTAGTTACATTCTATAATTCAGTAACACCCTCAGATACAACATCAATAACTTGATTTATATATCTATACGTTATACTTTCTTGAATTTTTTCTTCT